TTCCTCCTCCGCCTCCTCCGCCGACCATTAAAATATCAAAAAGACCTGCGACCGAAACGGTAAAAGTTCGTGTGCCTGTTATTGCCGTCCAATTGAGAAGAGTATATTGGTTTGTATCTGTAATTGTGGAGGAAGTTCCCCCTATTTGCGTTGCTATGCCGTATCCGTTCATTCCTGTTGCTGTTATATATATTGGATATAAAAAAAATTTTATTTCTGTATTAGATATTTTATATCCTATTTGTCTTACTAAGCTTAAATCCTGTCCTGCGGGTTGTGTTCCAGTAATTTCACCTGCGACAGAACTTACAAAAACCGGAGAACCGATATCTGCGGTTGCCACCGCAATGGGGATATTTCCTGTATTTGAAGCAATCCACATACCATTAGTGCTACTATTTGTTCCAACGGCGAATGCTATTAATTTTCCAGATGAGTTTGTATTACTTGCTAAAACCCAATTTCCTGAATTATCTAAATAATAAAGTTTTAAGGGGGTCGTAGCGGTAGCGTTTCCAAAATAAACTATATTATTAAATACATTAGCCGGTGCTGGAGCATTATCAACATAATTTTTTGTTGCCACATCTTGCGCACTGGTGGGGTCTTGAACTGAACTAATTTTTTTATTGTTCATGTTTAAGTCATAATAAGTCATCTAATATGCCTTAATATGATATTTTTTTTTAATAATTAAACAGAATGATATGAAAATGAGAGCCAGAATTCATCCGATTGAGCCCAAGTGAATGGGGATGTAGCATTTATTTGTGATACTATTTGATAATTTCCACTTAAATAAAATGGGCGTAATTCTACTGATGAAACGCCCGAATATGAACAGAAACCATAAACAGTCTGAGCGGGGCTGTCATCTCTCATTGTTAAATAACCAGATAAAGCGGTCCCTATTCCAGCATTTATATTTGAAAAGTTAGCATTAACCGGTAAATTTGTGATGACTACGCCACCAGTAATTGAGCTGGTAGAGCCTAACACAAAAGATACATAAACTGTTGTTAAAGGTCCAATTTGTAAATATCGGGCGTTTAATGTTCCATTTCCTGTTGTCAGTCCCGTAAATGTAGGCGTCCATGTTTGCCACGTATAGCTGGGGGCTGGAATTGCTCCCCAACTTGGGGAAACACCAACGCCATTACTTAGCAAAGCTTCTCCAACGTTTCCCGTTCCCCCTGATATTGTCCAATCACCAGTGTCATTAATTGTTAATCTATCGGTATTATTTGTTATTAACACTAAATTTCCAGTCCCTTTTGCTTCTAAATCCAAATCACTATTATTCTGACTATGAATTAAAGGACAATTGTGAATTTCACCATTGGTCATGTTTAGAGTTTTTCCATTAGCATCTATGCTTCCCGTTGGATTCAATAATAGGTCAGCAGTTGAAGTTATTTCGGCGCATTTTAGTAAAGTATTGTCATTTAAATCGATATCAGTAGCACCTGCGCTATTTCCCGCAAGAAGCGTAGTAGCGAGGTCTTCTGTTGCTGGGGGGGCTGGAAGAGATGCCCAAAGCGTTAAGCCACCCGCACCACATGTTAAAACTTGTCCAGCAGTCCCTACTTGTGAAGCATTATCAACAATTGAAACTCCACCAAAGCTTAAATTTGAAGTTAGTGGGGAAGCTAAATTAACAATTGGATTCACACCTGTTCCTGAAAGGCTAATATTTGTTCCAGCACTTACGCTTTCCACGTCTCCTGTTTCATTCGCCCATTTTACGCCCAATGGTTGCGTATTATCAGCAACCAAAACGCTATTATTTACACCAACTGGTAATTTTTCGATACTTACACCGTTTCCTACATGAAGAACTCCGAGGGGCGTTGTTCCTTTCAATAAAACAGTATCCCCTGCTTCTCCTAATTCCAACTGTAAATAATTACCTTGATAAATTTTCTGTGTTTCAAGGTTATCTAAATTTTCAATTGTTTGAGAACCGGCGCTATTTCCAGCCCCTAATACTGCGTTTAAATTTGGAACTGATACCACGGGAGGGGGTATTAATTGTGGATAAAATTTTCTTGTTAAAGGGTCGATAATATTAGAAATAGACATTTATAATATTGAGAAGGAAATAAATTTTTATCTTTTACTTATCAAATTTGAAACGAGTTCATCATTAGTTAATCCGGTTTTTTTTCTGAGTTCATCTATTTTATCTTGAAATTTTGAAAGACTTGAACCATCTTTTTGAATCGATAACTGACGCAATACGTCCCAAGCTCCGCATGTTGAGCTTCCATTTGATTTACTCTGAAATTGTTTTCGATTCACAATAACGGGAAGGGGGGAATCATTTAATAGAGCATTTAAATAGGGGCGGTCTTGTCCCAACATTTTGTTCATTTCTGGTCTATTCCAAGTTAGGGGCTTGGATACTTCTAAACCATAGCTGTCGAAATACTCAATTTTGTTATCGTAGCGTGTCAGAAGAACCCAGTGTCCTGTGTTTGGCTTATGTTCATATAGAAGGAAGAAAAAAGAGCCGTTTTTAGGTAAAAGGTCAGTTATTGAGCGGTATTTTTTGAGTTCAGAATATTTAACATATCGAGCATTTGGAAAATATTGGCTTATGTCCTCATTTCCCATCGGCGTGTCTTGAATTTCCGCTATTCTTTCGTTTGTTTCTGCGCTTCCTGCTTCCTGTATGTCTTCCCTTCCATTTCCTAATAGTTGCTTCTGTAAAAAGTCGCTTCCATAGTCGATAAGTTTATTTACACCCGTTTTTGCTAAATTCTCCATAGCATCCCTTTGTTCCTGTGTCATTTGGTCGGGTTGTGATATAATAGCTCCGGATTTAATAACATTCGCTAACTCTTCCGCAAATGTTTTCGGCTTAGGTTCTTTTGGTTGTGGGTTGAGTGCTTCCATTAATTCATCGAAGAAGCCCCCACCCTTTGCTTTGAATGGTTTAAGGTTCTTTTTACCTCTTATTTTTTGCTTTGTCTTTATCTGTTGTCTAAGGTTCTGGGGGTCAATCTCATCTGGCGTGAGTGGGGTATTTTTTGTGATGCGTTTTGTTGGTCGATAGACTGGATAGCTTTTATTTCCAATGTCCTTCCACCGTTCTTTGAACCATCGGCGCAGGGTCTTTTCTTCGCCGTCATCTTCGTATTCTCCGCCCATTTCCTTGTATTTCTTAACTAAGGCGCCCGAACGATAAGCGCTGGGCTTTTTATATTGAGCATAAACAATTTTTTTCGCCTTTTCGTAAAGGGTAGGGTCTGATGGCTTAGCCCCTCCTTTGGCTTCTGATATCCCAATGGCTTTCTGCTGTCGTTTGGCGCGTTCAAGTGGTAGCGGGTTTTTAGAATAGCATTCGTCTGTGTTCTCTTTACAGACTTTATAGCCCGAATCGAATTTTTTTATTTCATAAGGCATTATAAAATAAATGGGAAATTATTTTTTATAGATGTATTCCTTTTGTGTTTGTGCGCTATGGCTCATAGCGTTGGCGTCTTTTTCCATCTCTTCCAGAATGTTCCCATATTTACCGGTAAGATATGAGTGGCGCAACTTGGAAGCCCCCACGCTGTCCCCTACTGTCGAGTTCAAAATTCGCGTGATGGCGTTAATTTGTTTTAGCGGTTTCTTGTTGTAATACACAAGAAAAGCTGGGGTTTCTTTTGGTCTATATTTCATGTAGATGTCCAGAACCTCTTGAAGTTTAAAGGGAACCTCTTGGCGCTGTTGCTTAAATGTTTTGGCGGTTTTGTAGTTATTGAAAATGAACTCATTTGTCTGTCTGGAATAATAGTTGCGGTCTGAATCCATTAATGAGTCATATTTATCAACTACATCCATCATTAAATAGTCCTTGTTCCTACGTGGCGGGATTAGTGTATATAGGGATAAAACCACATACTGTAAAAGTTTGTCATATTCGCTCTGATTTATTGATGATTTCCCCCTGAATTTATCCACATCCTCTTTTAGTTCTTGTTGTTTCTCCTCTACGCTCTCCCAATTGATAAGGCGATCCGCCTTGTTGTTCGTGTCGTTGTCGCTCTTTATCTGGTCATTCACTTTTAGCAGTATTTCATAGTATTTGTCATAAAGTTTTTTAGTTTTCGGAAGTTGAGACAGAAGGGAAATTATGGAAATTATAAATGTCCGCTGGGTTGTTGGCTTGAAGTCCGCAATTTTACGCATGATGGTAGCGGGGCGCGATAAAAATTTAATATCCTCTACTGGCTGGTTCTCATTCAGTCGTTTTAAGTTTTTTATGTATAAATTCTTTGAAGAAGCGCTCACGCCCTTGTTAGTGAAGATGTCTTCTAAACTAATGCTCATTAGTTTAGATTCAGAAAATAATTTTTAATTTTTTAGGTTTTTCTTGAACTGAGAAAACTTATAAAGTGGAAAAAGATAAAACCGGCTCAATTTATTATAGCCCCCATTCAAAATACATTTATAAGTTTGCTCTTCTATTTGCGCCTTTATGTAGTCGGTTGGAATCAGGAATAGCTCATAACTATCATTTGGATAAATTACAAAGTATGCGTAAATTTGCGCCTCTGTTATCGATATTCCAGATGGCATCCCATTGCTTGTAAATTCAATACAAATATTACCGGTTCTGTGGCTCATCCTATCGGCTTTTACTTCGTATTTGGTCCCATTAAATTCAATGTCATAAAATTTGCTGTCTGTCTGTTCCCCGCCCTCTAAATGTAAGAGTTTTATGAGTTCGGCTTCGTATTTCTTCCCAAAATTTAAAGTTTCGAAAAAGTCGATATCCAACATAGTATATTTATTATAAGAAAAAAAATTATAGAACATAGACGAATTAAGATAATTTCATGTTAGAAAATATTGCGTGAATTGTTTTGGTTTTTTTATTTTCATACTTCTTCGGATACTGGTGAATAAGCAGGTTTTTGAATAAAAGTCGCATTATCCAAGTATTTTCAACGATAAGGTATATTTTCGCCGGTTCGTCTTCCATTTTGTTCTCTCCTAAATGTTCATAAATTTTGACTCCAGAAGAGTTTTGATAATAAGTAAGTTCGCTTAAAAGGTATGGCGGGTCCAATAAAATAAGGGCTTCGGGCTTCTTTATATACTCATTATAAGTAGAAAGCCCATCATTATTTGTAAATGTTATGTTCGCCGTGTTGAAGAATTCATAAACTGGGGCTTTTTTGAAATAAAAATATCCTGCTTTTCTCGTGTTTTCCATTGTGGGGCATAGCCCAGCCCTTATTTGATAAACTTTATTTATGAATAGCTTGGACTCGAATGTATTTTTTGCTTTTATTGATAAATAGAAAAGTTTTCGCCCATCCATCGTTTCAAATACATTAAAAGCATCAACCCATTCATTAAATTGTTTCTCTACCTCTTCTTGTCTGGCGGGGTCCTTTGTTATATGGTAGAGTTCAAATAGGAAAGGGTCAATGTCATTCAACACGTAGCGCAAGGTGGCATTTTTATTTTTTAACCAGATATGATAAGACATCGCGCAAGTTCCAGCGTATGGCTCGACAACAATTTCAACATTTTCTAAGTTCAATTTAGGGTATATTTCAACCATTTCGCGGTTCTTGTTTCCAGCGTAAGCTAAATAAAAATGTGAAGTCATATTTTTATTTAGAAATTAATTTATCCTAAATGGCGCACCCCTGTGTGAATAGGGCGGGTAAGGTAGGTAAGGTAGGTAAGGTAGGTAAGGTTAAAAAACAAAGTCTTCCCACGAAATGAATTTTTCAAAAATTTGTTTTTTTAACCTTACCTACCTTACCTACCTTACCCGCCTTACCTCCTTTTTAATCATCATCTTCCTCATCCTCAATAAATTCCAAATTCATTAAAAAACCTGTTTTTACCTTCTTATTTATTTTTTTCTGCTTATTTCCATCATAAATATATCCCTTTTCTCTGAACGCTTGGATAGCGTCCGCAAGGTTAAACTTACTTTTTATTCCAATACTTTCCCAATATTGCGCTAATTCATCCTTATGAATATATTTTCCCTCACACTCTCGGAAATTATCGATAAAGTCCGCGTAATTGTTATTAGCCCTTATTGCGGTTTCTTTGAGTTCCTCATATCGGGCGGGGGGTTTCAGTCCATCCCTCAGATACAAACGCGCCCCATCATAAATAATAGATAAAAGGGCGCTCATTCCCTCATCTGACTTCAAGAAGTCGGGGGCGGTCTTATCTCTGATATAGTGAATTTTCTGGTCTGGTTTATTCTTTGTGTATTCCATCATCTGCGTTTCATTATCGAAGAATTTAGAGCAAAATTCAACATATCGATAGCGTCGGCGTATTCCCTCATCACTCGCAAATTTAGGCTCTCCATTGCTCACAAAAAACACTTTCGCTTGAACATCCACCTCTTTCTCTGTTCCATACATTACCTCATTTTTAAAAGGCACACCATCAGAAATATCTTTAATAAAGCTCACATCCTGTTGTTTCTGTGATACCTCATTGACCCAAAGAATACGCATCGAATCGATATCATTAAATTGTTTATGTCTCTTGCTATTGTCCCGCTCGAAACAGTCAGTCTGTAATTTTTTTACATATCCAAGCATTCGGGCGCTTAGGCTCTCAAATATCAATGACTTACCATTTCCGGCGCTCATACCATTACAGAAAAAGGCGCATTGTTCGCGGTCGGCGTAGCCTGTCATTGAATATCCCAACATCTTAATGTAATATTCATATTTTTCGCGGTCTTGTGAGTTGGTTTTCATCAGTATCTCCTCTACGCGTTGCTTATCTTCCGGCGTAGGCTCAATGTAATTGAAAGGAAGGGTAAAAGTTAGGAAGTCATCATAAAATATCCCCGCCCTCAGTGTGTTTGTTTCAATATCATATATACCATTTTTATAAACAACTTTCCCGCGGGTTTGGTTCAGTTTTTTCTTAAATTCATTATCCAATACAAGAGTGCGCAAATGAGCGGTAAATTGACTGGTTGAACTCGGGGTATCCAGTTTTTTCTTCTGTTCAATATAAAATTTTATAGCTTCTTCTTCCTTCATATTTACGCTAACTTCTCCGCTCGAAATTAGGGAAATACTATTCAAAAAATATTTTTTGACTGTTTGCGCTATAATTGTGATTGGTTGAACTTTTCCAGTCATCCATAATTTGTCATCATCATTGAAAATATACCAGCTATCCAAGCAATAAACCGCCCTTTTGCGTATTTCGTTTTTCATATGTTCCGCCATGTCATAAATACCGCCCTTTATTGTGTCCATATCAATAAAAAAGGGGAATGACTCATTTTTTTGTTCTTTTTCCAAGGGGGTAGCCTTAGGCTTTGACTCGGTTTTTCCATCCACAAAATTCAGCCATATTTTCAGCGTCTCCGGCGCCCAGTCTTTCATAAACTTTATGGGGGTTCCCACAGTTGTTTTATTATATTTAAGACTGCGCCACATTGTTCTATCATTGCGTTCATTGTGTCCTGTCCATTTCTCGCTCCATATCTGGAACACTTCATAGCCTTCATCATCAAAATATTTTTTAAAGAATTTCGCAAGGCTTAGCCAGTCCTTCCTATCTTCGGTCTCATTTGGTAAAAGTTCGCAATATTTGCGCCATACTTCAATATTTCTGAATTTGGGTTCCAATTCATCAGAAAATTCTGAAATTTCTTCTGTTGTTTCATCTTCGCTCTTGTCAGTGTCGCTTTCATAAATCCAGCCATTTGTCATTTGTAGGTAAAGTTTTTTTGTCATTAGTTTCCCGCCATTTGGAATGTCATTGTCGATATATTCAATAACCCAGCCTGATGGTTTTTCATCTTTAAGGTCATTTCCTTCGGTTAGAATATCAAGACATCCACATTTATCATATTTACTCGGTTTTTTTGGGTCTGGTTTATTCCTGAATTGAACTTTGCGGTCCTGTTGGAATCCATCCTCAGAAACGAAATAGTAATGATATCCAACATCTTTGACTCCAAGGGCGCAGGAAATACTGGGGAATTTCGCAGTCTCCAAGCATTCCCCACCATCAAAATAAAGACTTCTGATATGGTCATCGGCGGTCTGGTCATCAGTATCAATAATAAAAAGACCCTTGGGTATCTTGTAAATTACCGCATTTGGTCCAATTTCGGCGTTTTCCCAGTCTTGTTTCTTATAATTTTCCTCGGAAGCCTTCAAAGGGTTCGGGCTTTTACAGAGTTTAGACAGTTCAAAGCATATTTTTTTCTTTTGTTCTCTAACATCGCGGGAAATGTCGATGAAAGAACAGAAAAAAGGGGTCTGGTAGGCGTCGGCGATAGTGTTGAGTATTGGGTAGGGGTAAGTCATCCTAAATATACTTAATATAAGATAATTATTTTTAAACTAAAAATAAATCAATTTTTTTAAATTCCATGGATTCCATCGAATTTTTATTCTCCCCTAAATATCTTTTACCTTTTACTTCTGCTCATTTTCTGACTTCTCATTTTTCTGAAATTCTGAATTATCACCTCCTAAACTTTCCTTTTTTTCCTTTTTCCTTTCCTCATATCTCGCTTTCATTCTTAATAATTTAGCCTCTCTAAATTGCGGGTCTTCGTTGTATCGTCGGCGTTGGTATTCCCTGCTTAATTCATACTGTTTCTTTCTGAATTCTTCGTCGGTCTTGATACGTTCGCGCTGGTATTTTTTACAGGTTTCCATATGTTGCTTTCGCTTCTGTTCGTATTCCTCCAATTTTTGAAGTTTTGCTTTGATGTCTTCTAAATATTCCATCTTTATATACGTATATAATAGAAAATTTTTAAATCAATTTTTTTAATTCTCCTAAATTTATGAATTTTCTGGTTTTATCCCAGACTTTCACAATAAAGGGATATAACCAAATTGCTTTTACTGTATGCGTAATTACTGGCATAATTAGGCATAGATAAAATTTCGAAAATTAAAACTCGATACGCTCCCAGTCCTGTATCATATAATAAGGAATATTTATTATTCCCTCTGTTGTTTTCAGTTTTAACTGCTTCTTTTGAAGCTTAATGATGGCGCCCTCAAATTCCTGTTCAGTCCAGACCTTAACGAACCAACCAACGGCGCCCACTTTATCAATTTCTGGCTTAAACTGGCTCATATTGTCGAAGTCTATGACTTTTTCAGTTTCTTTGGTGTTGTCGTCGCTTTCTTTGAAAAAAGTTTTTTTGTCATCGGCGGGTTCTGGTGAATTGTTCGGAATATATAGACTTTCAAAAATACAGGGTTCGGCGCCTACGTCATTGTCCTTTATATCTTTGGTCATTATTTCTGGTTCTGGTTCTTCTGGTATTGGTTCCGGTAATTTATGCTCAAATGGTATGACTTTGGGGGCTGGAATATCGATGGGCTTACTTTTTGTTTCTTTTCTGAGTTTCCCCTCAATAAATAGAAGGTTCTTCTCATATACTGCTATTTCCTGCTCCGTGTTGTGAATTTCTCTACATAGAGCATCAAACCGTATTTTATACGTGTCCAATTGCGCATCAAGGCTTTTTCTCCCTTTCAATAATAAGGTGTATTGTTGCTGTAATAGTTCTTTTTTATTACTCATAAATAAAAATGAGAAAATATTTTTTGTTATCGTCCTTAATGCCCTTCTAAATACACGTCATGAAAAAAAACAACTGATAAAAATGACTGGTTAAAATTTTACAGAAAAGAAACAACTGATAAAAATTATCAGTTGTTTTTTTGCGACACGTGTTGTGGTTGTTGCCTTTTTTGGCGGGTTTCCCCGCCTTTTTTCCAATTTATTTAAGCATATTGGTCAGCCCAATTACCAACTGTTTGGCTATCCTCATCATCAATAGATTCCCATTGATTTCTCCAATTTACAGCATAAAGTGTCCTTTCTTTTCTATACATAATGACATCATAAACCCTATGGGATGTTTCTTGCCCAATTTCATCAATTAGAGTCATTTGTTCCTCTGTTCCTATAAATTTTCTTACTTTTATCGGTAATTGTTGCCCATTTCTTAAAATTTTCGTCTTTCTAATAGTAAAAAGTGGGTCATTGTTAGCGTTTGATTCGACACAAATTATTTTTCTCATTGTTTCCCTTTCTGGATGTTCAATCCAATATTTATCACATATATCCATTGACCTTCTCATAGGGCGCTTCGCATATTGGTAAATATTAGCTATATGATTCGCTCTAATACCATAAACTTCATGTTGTCCTATTCTTTTCCAAATTGCGCAAGGGGTAAAGGTTATAGTTTTTTCTGTCATACTGTGAGCAATCCAAAAAGGAATGTCAGCATCAGCAAATAAAACCACATCATTCATAGTTATTGATGATAAAGAAACCTCTTCATATGGATAAGCTTGTTGTATTTCATTTTCATATCCTAAGAACCTATCAATAAATACTCGCTCATTTCTGCTTATTTCATCACCTTGACAGTAGGGGTAAAGTGTTTTACCAATAGTAAAGCGGTCAGGCTCTAAATTAAGCCTTGCTCTAAACTCTCTCAAATTTCGGGGGCGTTCTAAACCTTCGGGGTTCATCTTTCTTATTATATACTAAGAAAATAACTTTAAATTAAATCAATTTTTTTAAAAAGGACTACACGTCATAAAGGGTAATTTTCAGGAATTTCAATTTTTAAAAATTCATCAGTATTTACTGATGGCGGGGATATTTTCGCCGTTTTCTGAGAAATTCGGGGCGGTTTCTTCTTAGTATTTAGGATATTCTTAGATGCAACCTCGGAACTCGCCGACGACTTCGCGGAATTCACAGAATACACCGAAGAATTCCTCATCAGTATTTACTGATTCGGGGGCTATTCTTCGGAATTCCTGAAAATTCCCCATATAACGTATAGCCTTTTTAAAAAAAAATTGATTTAATTTAGGGCTTAAAAATAATTATCTAACTATACCATATACTAAGATGAACCCCGAAGAACGCGCCCGATATTTAGAAGGAAACACTTTTTTTTCTTTTCAAAAAAGGAGCAAATATCCAGACATCGAATATTTCGCTGACTTGTCATATTATGAATATGAAGAAGTAGCAATAACTACGCTACAAATGGGAGATGTCATTTTACTTGATGAACTCGGAGATATCCCTTTCTGGACACCATCAAAAATTACGAATTCAAAAATTACTTTTTCGCCTTGCGCCCTTAAAAAAGTTGTTGATTGGTCAATGTTTGGATACACAAACTATTCGAAAATGTATCAATTAACCTATAAGAGAGAACCTGATAATTTTTCACATTATGGCAATAGGGTTCAGTGGGGAGAGTCTGGAAACTCTACAAGAAGAGTAAGAACCGGAGGAAATGGACCAATAAATGCTATTAAAACAATGAACAAACAGAAAATTTTGAGAAATGGAGAAAGGCAAGAAATAAGAGTCCGAAAATATACCGGAACAGATGAGGATTTAAAAATTTTCGACCATGATACAGCCGGAACTCTTGTGAGAGATGGAGTTTATACAGTAAAACCTGATAAAAGATGGGACGCCCACCTTAAAAGAATGGTTATAATACCTTATGAAGATGACAAAAGAGATGAAACTTATAGCATTAATTTAACAAAAAAGTGGAAGACGCCCGAAGACTTTGATTTACATTGCGCAACTATCAGAGAATTGAACCATAACTGGAAATTTGAAATTTTACCAAATTTTGAAAATAATTGGAATCCTTATATAAATTATCCGCATATGGAGGAAATACCATTGAGTTTTTAAAAAAAAGCGGGGGCAACCCCGCGAAAAAAAAGGCAACAACCACAACACGTGTCGCAATAAAACAACTGATAAAAATTATCAGTTCTTTTTTTTATGTAAAATTTTAACCAGTCATTTTTATCAGTTCTTTTTTTACACAACGTATAGCCTATTTTTAAAAAATAAATTCTTTAATTAATTAATGGAATATGCTAAACGCAAGGATAAACTGGATAAAGAATTAAAACCATTTATTAAGGCGCTCACCTTTGGAGAGTTTCCAATTATTCAGTTAGGGACCAGTTCATTTAAAGTTATGAAATACTACGGGGACTACGATTTATTTTCACCTGTCAATAAAGTTATTCCTGATGGCGAGATATGTAGGGAAATAAAAACTATTCTACAAAATACCAATGACTTGGAAAATATTTATTTTGTTGAACTTAAACTACAAAATGCGAAGACCAAAGCGGGAAAAGATGGAGATAAAAAAAAATGGCATACCATCGATGTCAATTGTGATGACTTCGAGGAACAAATTAAGGATTTAGACTATTTGAAAATAGACTATATCATATACACAAACCGGCTCATAGAATTGAGCATAATTTACGCATTTAAACCAGTTCCCCCTGATGAGGATTTAATGGAAACGTTAGACAAGGACTTTAAATATTACAAGGAAGAAGGCAATTTATTTAAGGCATATAAGCGCCTTTTTGCTTACGCCCGACTTAAAAAACAATACGCAAAAATGAAAGTTCTGACGGAACTTTTCAATAGTGAGACCGGCAAACTTTACAGCATAAACAGCAACCTGAAAGCTATTAAAATGGCTCTTGATAATGACCTAATTGATAAATACCCCCGAATAATTCCACAAATTAGAGAAAATACGCAACATGTGAGCTCATCTCTTGATGAAACAATAGGGAGTGAGAAGGAATTAGATAAGATAATTGAAAAAGTAGATGACCGCATACAACGTGAAACAGTTGAATGGACAAATAAAAAACTTAAAGAACATCCTAAAAAGTTTTTTCTACCATAAATAAATGACACATTTTTTTACATTTGATAAAGGCAAAAAGAACAAGCCCGTGGCACTTGTAAAAGGCGGGGATAATAAGGGAGTTAAAATTTATCTATCTGATGACGAAGAAGCAAAGACTAAATTTGATGATGTAGAATTAGACAAAACGAGCAAATTTCAGCCCCTACCGAATCCATACACAGAACGCGAAATATTTTATATTTCCGCCCCTTCTGGCGCCGGAAAGAGCACATTTTGTAAAAACTTTTTGGAGGAATACCATAAAAAATATCCAGAAGCGCCGGTTTATTTGTTCAGCGCATTGAAAGAGGATGAAACATTAGATAAACTGGACTATATTGTGAGAATAAAAATAAGCCCAATGCTAAAAGAGTTTCAATTAACTGACGTTCCAAAGAAGTGTATGTTTATTTTTGATGACTGCGATGTGATAACCGATAAAAAGAGCAGGGACGCCGTTTATACTGTCATGGGTCTGGCGCTTGAATGTGGGCGTCATCGGAGCATAGACATTATGAGCACAAATCACTTACCAACAGATAAAGGCAACACAAGGCGCATTTTAAACGAAGCGCATTATATCGTATATTTTCCAAATTCGGGGCAGGTTCGAGGTATAAATTATTTATTGGAAAACTATGTAGGCATGGACAAGAAACAAATAAAGATGATTAAGGGGCTAAATAGCCGATGGTGTTGTATTTATAAACACTTCCCGCAATACGTCTTATGTGAGAAAAATTTATTTTTCTTTCAAGATTCAGAAGAATAATTTTAAAAATAATATCTCTGGAAAAATAATGAAGTTGAAACCAATTCTTAAACCCGTCGTGGAAGTTGTGAAGGTGTTAAAGCCTACGATTCAGGTAGGACCGGTTAAATTATCCTTTGGATGTCAGTAATTCGTAAAATAAAATTTCTTCGTTCATTTATGAAGAAATTTGGAAGTATTAAACTTGGAGTTCCAGAAACCTTGAATTTTGAGGGGCGCAATTATCCGGTTAAAACTGAAACCGGTAAAATTAGCAAACGCAAAGGAGAACCAGCAATAAAAATGATTCCAGACGATGCGGATACTGAACCAGAAGTAAAAAGGCAACCAAGAAACAGAAAATGGGGAACAGCGGAAGTAGAGGTTCCAGAGTTTTTGTCATATCGAAATAATGCGGTGGATACGCTTAAAGATGGGGACCTTACCATTCGAAATAAAGAGCCATCAATTCATCTGATAACCCGCGGGGAAAGGTTGGAAGTTTTAGATAAGGGAAAACAGGAGAAGGTAATAAGTCATTTTTTGAAAATGTTGAGAGATGCGCCAATACAAGCAGTAGATAAAGCAAATATTAAAGCCGAATTTCTCAGAACTATCAAAGAAAAAGGCATCAGGGAGGGATTAAAGCATTTATTAGATGTAGCCAAGGAAATTCAGAAAATGGATGAAGAGGACCGAAGACCCGCGCCAAGTTTTGACGAGGAGCGAAGAATGATAAAGGAAACTGAGGATATTTTAGGCAGTATGCGGGGACAAATTGATGAAGTAAGGCGAGAAAGTAAAAAACAAAGTGATATTCAAAAAGGACGGGAGAAACTTGCTAAATTTACTGCTAAAAAAGAGCCTATTATACAGGGACGCGGAACCTTTGCGGATTTACAAGGAATGAGCGATGGGAGAATACCAATGGATGATGACGCATATTTTTCGAATATGTTTTAAAATTATTAGGTTTTAGTAAATAAAAATTTCTTTGTTGAAGTATGAAGAAATTTAACTCTATCGAGCTGGGAATTCCGGCAGATATGACGTATAAAGGGAGAACGATAAAGTCTCTGACTTCCAAAACGAAGGCATTGAAAAGCAGAGAGGGGAAAAAGGCGGTTAAATTGATTCCAGACAATGACAACCGCGTGGAAATTAAGGATGCTGGAACGGTTGAAGATGGAAAATTAAAATTTGGAACGGCTGAGGTTGAAATTCCCGAGGCTGTTGTGAAAAGGGGGCGAAAAGTTGCGACCCTAACGCCGAAGACAAAAGCTATAACAAGCCGGAAGGGCGAGAAGTCAATAAGGGTAAGGGGGACCAAGGAAAATAAGGTGAGCATATTGAGTAAGGGGCAAGAAGTGGCAATAGTTGAGCGAATATTGAAAAAGCTGGATGAGGCGCCCATCCCTAAAAAGGACATTAGCGCATTAAAGGCGAAATTTCAGATGGCTTTTAAGCGTTATGGCTTTAAAAAAGCGGTTGAACAGATGCGGGATATAGCGCAAAAATACGCTGAAAAGACAAAGAGCAAAGAATTAAGCGCAGAGGAAGTTAAAGCTAAAAATGAGCAGTGTTTAAAAGAGTTCAAGAAACAAAAGCATCGTCAAATTACAGATGAGCTAATAGACCGTGTTGTGAGCTCTTTTAAAAAATATTATTATACTTCGAGAGGTCTGACAGTTAGAGACTACGATGGCTGGGATTTCCAACCTTACTATTTTTATTTAATTGAGGAAGTTTTAGGACCAAAACAGAGTTATTTAAGAGATGAATTTATACGAAGATTTAGGGAATATTTTGAGAGGAATACTATATTCGAAGAACGGCAACCGCTTAAAAAGACGGCATTAGAATTTATCAGAAAATTTTATAACATACAAGATAATGAATTTGCGACAGTAGGAAGAAACCCCGAATTTTCAAAAGAATTAAAACCAGAATGGCGAGAGAAGAAAAGATGCGAAAATTTACAACATGAATGGCACAAACAAGCCTATCCCGCTAAAAAAGCAAGTATTTATTCGTATATTATGTATTATATCGATAAGATAAAAGCAGACGCGGAGGAAATGATTGAGAGGGCATTTAACCAGACAGAAGCTCATAAAAAAGGGATGTATTTTATAGACTTTATGAAAAAAGCGGAAAAATGGTGGGAGAAGCAACCAAAAAGCAGATAAAAATTCAAATTTAATTTTTCTTCAATATTTCATGAATATTGACAAATCAATTCTTAAAAAAGTGGTTGATTCCACATATAGGGACCCCGCCGACCTATCGAGCGTGGGCTACCAGTTTTTGAGCAATTACGCAACGCCCACAATTAAACCATATCTGAACGAGGCGAACAAGACCATCATTGTGGGCATAAGGGGAACATATGACGTGCGCGACTTGGTAGCAGATACCGCTTTTTTAACGAATAAACTTCAAGAAACGGCGCGATTCAAGGATGACCAACAGGCGCTGGAACGCTTACAAAGCGCTTATAACCCAGAAACTTATTCATATTATGGAGTAGCGCATAGCTTAGGGGGCGGAATACTGGACCAGTTTATCAAGCTGGGGAAGATAAAAGCGGGGCGCAGTTATAACCCCGCTATTCAGATAGAAGACATAAACAATAAAGACCTATCAGATAAAAATTATCGGGTGTATAATGACCAAGATTTACTGTATAAAATATTTGGAAGTAAAGCGGAGGGAGCAGAAGTGCGCCAAGGTAAAAGCGCGGGATGGTTAGATTCAATTTTATCCCCGCTTCCTATCAGTGCTTATCAGTATTATAAGCATCACACAATTCAAAACCCCGTTTTCGATGGAGGGCGCCAGTTTTTTGATAGGGTATATTTAGGGAGGTAAGGTAGGTAAGGTAGGTAAGGTAGGTAAGGTTAAAAAACAAAGTCTTCCCGTGAAACGAAATTTTCAAAAATTTGTTTTTTTAACCTTACCTACCTTACCTACCTTACCCGCCCTATTTTGCGCCAGATATCCATTTTTATTTTCTTCTTTATTATATGTTAGACTTCGAGCAATTACTCATAAATAAAATTGCTGATAATTCCACAACACGGAAGCCCATGTATAAAACAAAATTTTCCGGTATTACGCTGGAGCATGTATTGCTTTTACATTAAAAATATTCTTCTCTTATTTAGATGAGTTCATTTAAAAAGTTTGATATTGACCCCGAGTGCTATTTGGAAGTTGCGAAGTATCGGGCGAAACGCGCGGGATACAACCCCGACCTGTTGGAATTATCTGATAACCCAACCTATAAATTACAGTATAATGGGACGCCATTCGGGCGCCACGGCTACGGAGACTACATTATATACCGAATTTTAGCATATCAGAAGCGCGATGGAATAACGCGGGAATACGCTGAAAAAAAGCGCGATACTTACCAGAAGAGTCATTCGAAGATAAAGGGCGACTGGGATGAAGACCCAGAAAGCCCGAATATGTTAAGTTTAAAAATTAATTGGTAAAATAATTTATCATATAAAATATAATATGACAGACCCTGACCATATCTATTACGATTTAGACATAGTGAATAGCGCCCCCTCAGACCTTTCCCTTAGAAACTATCCATTAAGCAATAGGCTAAACTTCACAGAAGTAAGAAGTAGCCCTATTTTACTTAACCCCAGCGACTATTATTTAAGTATTGTTAGGTTCGAATTAGACACGGCGAATAGCCTTCCGGCATTCATACCCCAGATAATTCTTGACCAGTCAAACACTGGACCCGACTTTCCGAACCTTACCACATATAGCATAACATTTGGAGTAGCGGGAGCACCAAATTATTTCGTTAAACAACGCGTAGTTTATCAACCACAATATACGCCATCATATCCAACAAATTCAGGAATTCCTCAGGCGCCCACATCCACGCCGATAACTCTTGAACAAGCAACCAGCAATTATTACTGGGTAAGCGACTTTAAAAATTTCATTGCTATGATAAATAAAGCTTTATCAGATGCTTGGGCAGTTGTTCTTGCTACTTCCCCCATTCCGGTTCCGGCGTCTAATGCTAATGCTTCATGCGCCCCCTTTTTAGTGTGGGATACTGACACACAATTGTGTAGCCTATACGCCCCACAGTTATCATTCCAAATGGGCGACAATGTAGCGGTAGATGGTGCGCCAGTTCAACTTTATTTTAATACTTCTCTTTATACGCTCTTCTCATCTTTTCAGGCAAATTTTCTGGGCTCAATTATAGATACAACTGACCCGAACGAAGATGAGACAAATTATAGGATAAGAATTTATGGAGACCATAACCGCAACATATTAGCCCCATCTGGTCCAACCGGCTTTTTGTTCCCCCCCTTTAATGATGCTGGTGGTCCCCCCGTTCCTCAGAACGCAATTAAAATGGTTCAGTCATTCCAGACAGGCGCGACAATGTGTCCAGTATCTCAGGTTATTTTTAATACGTCTCTCATTCCTTGCGCGACTACTTTAATTGGTATCCCAAGAATTACTAACGGTTTCGGAGGTTTAGGCTCACAACAACAGACCCAAAATGACAACTTTGCGAATCAAATTACTGACCTTGTTGTGAATATTTCTAATGGTTATGAATATTTACCGGCTATTCTTTACGAACCAACCGCCCAATACAGATATATAGACCTTCAAAGCAACACGCCCCTTTATGGTGTTCAAATTACTGTTGGATGGAAAGATGTATATGGAATTACTCATGACTTCTATTTATCTGATAACCAAGGAACTTCCATGAAAATATTATTTTGTAAAAAAGAAACGGCGCTTTAATTTAGAACAATTTGAGAACTTTAAAAATATTTATTTTTTTTTAAAAATAAATATTCCTTGTTTAATATATAATGGCATCCAACGATTTCCGCAAAGTCCAAATTTTGGATAATGTTTTGGCAACCACTGATAAAATTTCTTATGGCGTAGTTAAAGGTGGTGCTAACATCACGCCTTCACAGTTTGAGGCTATTAATAAGTCCCCTTCATCAATTACGTGGAATGTTCAGCTACCTTCGGAGGCAACAGTAATGGATAGGCGTGTAATGGTAGAGGTTCAACTTACTGTAAATTACACGTGCACCCTTCCAGCAGGAACCCCAATAGGCACCACTGCTATCAATTATGGATATTCTGAATCCCTTGCGCCATTCCCCTTCAATAGTGAGGTTGTGAATACTTTACAGCTTACCCTAAATAATAACGTGGTAAGTCAGAACAACGCAGACATTATGTCAATCCTTCATCGTTTCAACGATAAACGCGAACTTCAACGCTACAATTCAAGCGCCCCCATTATGTATGATTCATATTTAAATTACGCCGACGCATTAGGCGCTTCAAATAACCCTAACGGCGCATGGAATGACGCATCAAATGACCAGTCATTTCTTCCCCGCGGTTCCTTTGAGCTTATTTCTATTACTGGTAATACTGCTTACGCTGGTCCGGCTGCGGAACAGAAAAATATTCAAATAAAATTTACCACGTTCGAGCCCGTTATGCTTTCGCCCTTTATCTGGTGCGACCCCCAAAGCAACAACCAAGGTATATACGGTCTGCAAACGATGAACCTTACGGCAAACCTTCAGCAACCTACGCGCCTTATTAGAAGCGCTCAGCGTGGCTTGTTCTTCACTCTTGCGCCCCCAGCTCTTCCTGTTCTCATCGCCGGTGCAGTTGCGCCTGTTATTACCATCGCCTCAGTAGATAAGGCGCTCCTTCATTTGATGCTTTACACGCGACAGCCCAGCAATCTGGTGTCCGCAAGAAATGTGGTCCCCTACCAACAATTTCCACGCTACTTCACACAGGTTCAGAATGATATTCAACCAGAAGCGTTCGATACTATTGCGTCTCAGACCATCCAGCTCAACACTATTCCCGATAAGATAATTTTTGCGGTTCGGAAGGCACGTAGTTCCCAGACTTGCTTTGATAGTGATAGTTGGCTCCCTATCGAAGCAGTCTCTATAAATTTTAATAACCAAGCCGGTCTCCTCTCATCAAGTCAAAAGCTTGAGTTGTGGGAGCTCTCAACACGTAGTGGCTTAAATATGTGCTGGAACGAGTGGACTGCTGGTGCGGGTAAAGGAAAGTCTCAACCAACTGTCGCATTTGAAAAGGTCCCTCTTTGTGGAAGTGTATGTGCTCTTTCATTTGCTACCCAGATTCAGTTAGATGATGTATTTTCACAAGGTTCAATCGGTTCATTCAATTTACAGTTCAATGTAAGAGTTAAGAACAACACAGGCATCCCTATCGGACCACTCAACCCCTACGAACTTATCCTCATTACTCAGGAAAGCGGAATATTTGTGGTTGAACGTGGAACCAGTCAGACATACACGGCTCTTCTTTCCCGTTCAGATGTTCTTTCTGTTTCTGGTGGACCTTCTTATTCGAGAAGTTCTGTCCAGCGTCTTGTTGGCGGAAGGGAAAGCGAGGCAGACCTTAAAGTTTTGGGCTTAGGCGTTAGTGGCGGGGCTGGTAGTTCCGGCGGTATGGGACCCAGTGGCGGAATGGGACCAAGTGGCGGTATGGGACCAAGTGGCGGTATGGGACCAAGTGGCGGGGCTGGTGTCTCAGGTGGAATGAAAAAGTATATGTAAATTAAATTGAATATTTAACGTATTTTTATTTAGTTCAAAAAATTAAATAAAAAAAATATATCTGAAAGTATATTATGGCTGACATTGCTAATCCATACAATAACGCACTAAAAGAGCGTCAATTATATGACCATTATGCGAATATTAAAAACGACTATTTACAGGCTTATGAACAACCACTTTATGGTGGATATAGACATGCTATGGCTGGAGATGGTTGGTGGGATGACTTTATGGATGGGTTCAATATGGTCATGGGACCAGTTGCGGACGTAGCAAAGACCGTAGCCCCCTTTTTACCCCTGATTGGTTTAGGCGAATGCGAATGCGATGGCGATTGCGAATGCGAAGGTGGAAGACGCGCCGGATACAATGATGATAAAACCCGCCGAAAATACGAAGACCCACTGGATAGAAGTGAATATATATGCTCTCTTCCATATTCTGATAAATGTAATGGAAGAATACTAAGTAAAAAGGCGCTTAAATATACTGTTGATTCATCAGAGGGAGTGCCCAGCGGTCAAAGAATGGTCAGAGGTTCAGGACTTTCTGGCGGTGATGAAATAAAAGATACTGATTTAATTGGACTTCAAAATATGGGACTGCCACAGAGATACGCCCAGTATTTTTTGGGAGGGAGAGACCCCAGACAGGTTCCCGCCCGAGAGCGAAGAATGCTTTTGAGAAAAGCAATGGCTGACGCTAAATTACAGGATGAATTAAGAATGCTTATGAAAGCAAGAAAGGGCGCAGGAATGAGCGGGGGCGATTTCGACTGGTCAAGCCTTCTTTCATTTGCGCCCCTTCTTCTTGGTCTTGGAGAGGATGATGGCGAGGAAGTATATGCTGATATGATGGGCGATGGTTTCTGGGATGATGTGGGCGACTTCTTCAAAGAATTGCCCAGCAAAATTGAGGAGGGTATAAGTAAAGCATTCGATTTAACCAAAGAAGGACTATCCAAGGCTTCTGAATTAGCAGAAGCCGGTAAGCCTTTACTGGATGTTTATAAAGCAGTATCTGGAAAAGACAAAAAGGAAGGAGGCGCTATGACTTATGAGCAGAATATGAACATGGCGGATGCTATGGGTGATATCTTTTCAGGGATGGGAATGTCAGGAGGGGAAGCAAATGAGGCTAACTTCCCGCGTGTTCCATCAAGCAACCCCCTAAATTTAGACGCGCCGGTTGGTATGCCTAACAAGAAACCCCTTCTTGGAAACAATAGCGCAGTTCAGATATACAAGGGCGGAGATACTTGTGTGAATGCCCCATATGAATGCGACCAGACAAAAATACCCATAAAAATACAAAATAGACCAACTAAGGAATATTTAGCGATGACTGGAAACGGTGTAAGCGGGGGCGATTGGTGGGACGACTTTACGTCAGGGCTATCCAGCGTGTTAGGACCAATAGGAGACATTGCGAAAGTTGTAGCCCCTTTTATTGGTGAGGGAATGAGCGGGGGAGCCGATGACTGCCCTACCCGCGCCATTGGTTCCGGTGTTAGCGGAGGTAAAAAGAGCAGTTCGTGGATTCAACACGTCAAGGCTTACGCAAAAGCGCATAATATGAAATATAATGAAGCTCTCAAAAAGGCGGGTGCTACTTACAAGAAATGAAGAAGTTTTTTAAATTTTTATTTCCATTATAATATTATTATGGAAGTCTTAAAGAAAATAATGGAGGGTAGCTTATCAGAGGACCAGCGTTTGAGAGGTAAAGCACTTTTAAGCGCAAAATATCCCCCTTATAACGTAGAAAGAGAACGATTAAATAATGCGGATAAGTATTTTGGTGAGCGTGTTTTAAGTTTAGAAAAAGCACAGGCGGAGGCTTACAATTCGAGCCAAATGCCACCCAACCCCGAAATAAAAGGAAAACTCTATAAGACGAACGCATACGCAAGTCCTTATGTAGCTTCTCTAAGAGGAAAACTAAACCTTGCGCAACAAACAACAACCGCCGTGGAATTTGCGAGAGCCCAGACACAGCGAGGACAACAGAGTAGCGCAGGAGCAGTTATTTTAACGCCCGATTTCCTAAAAAATAATTATTTTGGAACGAAAGAAGTGGTTTTGGAATTTAACCAAATGATGAGTTATATTTCTAATTATGCTCAAACACTTTTTACAGATGCTCAAAATTTAGACGTTCTAAGACAGGGAATAATGACGCCAATTATTCAATTACTGGACCAAGTTATCACATCATACGGAAATTTTTGGAATACTCTTCCAGATTACAATAATAATGAGCAGAAAATAGTAAGAGAAGCGGTAAGAAAACTGGTAAAGAAATGTTGGACTGTGTTTAGTGTTCAAAGACAGCTAATTTTAGATAATGAATTCAGACCCATGACCGATGCGGATATTGATACTTACCAACGACTAAACGATGTGGATAAAGATATTCTCAACAACTTCCCAAGACAAAACCCACAACCGGTGCCTTTACCCCCCGTTCCAACACAAACGGGACCAGCACAAATTGAACCAGCTATTCCAGCCCCACAACCGGCGCCAATTCCAATGCCCCCAATTCCAAGAGCATCAAATATTAAAGAAGTGGATGACGCTATTCTTGCTCAATTCAACCCCCCACAAAATTTAAGGAACACAGCGGGACAAACAATAAGCAACAAAGACTATTTTTTATTGGTAGGGCTTAAATGGACAGACCGAGAAGAAGAATTTTTGGTTAGGACTCAAATTCCACAAGTTGAGCAGGAAATAGGAGCAAGAAAAGCCGTTATAGAAAGACAAGAAGCACAATTACAACAGCTTCGACAAACAGGACAAAGGGGACAAAAGCGACTTAGAGACCAAATCACACAAGAGAAAACTGAACTTAAACCGTTTGAAGAACAACTCAAAGAACTGACGAAGAGAAAAGTCCAGCTATTTACCGCGCAGGAACTTTTACAGGAATATTTGCGAGAAGTTGCCAAACTTCCAGTAGATGCGGAGGGAAATATTGCTGAGTCTGAAATTAGAAAAATAGACCCTAACGACCTCAGAGCTCTTGCGAATAATGAGGAAGCTTTCAAAAACGCGGTGGGGCTTGTTGGTTTCGGACTTTCAGGCGGTAAAGTTTATCGACAAGCAGACCATGCTGACCATATACCCATTCATACATCTGAGTTTGAGATGAAACGGCGAATGGCGGACAGAGCAAGGGGCGACCCCAAGGTTGTGATGAGAGACCAATTAATACCATTTAGACAAGCAATTTTCCCAGCAGATACTGAATTTAACCCATCTTTTGAACTTCTTAAAAGAGGATATAAGGCGAATGATACAGTCATGGAACCAGACAGAAGGATGTCCGACGTTATGCCCACAGAAACTGGAATTTATGAGGGTTCTGGTATTGTTGATGATGAAAACGCGACGGCGTTTAAACAACGCTTTGGGCTTCCATTTTCACAACATGCGAAACGAACAGATGACCGCCCTATTGTTCCAGAGTATAAATTACCTTTTGGTGGCTTCTTTGATATTGATGGAAATGACGAGTTTAATACTGTCAAAAATTTTGAGGAAATTATGAAACCAGTGGAACACTTTAAAGTGGAAGAAGAACCGGATGATATATTAGAACATCCCGATGAATTTAGAAGAAAAATTGAATCTTACCGATTCAATACAGGTAAGATGAAAACAAAACCCGCATTTATGAAGGCTTAGACTTTACATTTTAAACTTACTTTTCTGATGTAATTTTTAATATCTCTTAAAAATTTCATCTCTTGCTCATAGTCTATTTTTCCGGCTTTTATCAATGACTCAATACGCTTGAAATTGCGCATAAATTTTTCATAGTCTCTTGAAGCATCCAGACGCTCACGATTTAGGGCGTTATAAGTATTGGTAATATTATTTAGACGTAGCCCCAGACTTCTAAATTCCAATGTTAGACCATCCAATTTCTTTTTTTTGGATAAAACTGTTTCATTCTGAGAAGCTACCAATTTAAGGGCGTTCTGGTGTTCTAATGTCAGACTTTTTGCGATATCATCCACGAACTTTTCCACTTTCTTTCCCGATAAGGTGGGCGCTTGGGAAACTACGGGAATAGAATAACAAGAAGCAAATAAAAGGGATACAAGAAATAAACATAACTTCATAATATTATTCATTTAGAAATAAAAAAAATAAATAATATTCATTTAATATATAATGAGTCTTCCTCCAAGTGCTTTATACCCTCACACTGGGACAGCTTATAACCAGTTTAATTCGTGTTATTACTCAGTTGATGGGCTTGTATCCAATGGCTTTGATGTTGTTGGAAAGGCGGTTCCCTTTGATGCGGGAACTGGAACACAGGCTACTGGTCTTTTTATACAAATGGGGCGCGATGCTGGTCTTAAACCAAATCGAACCGTTCCCACTGGTCCTACGCAACCCTTGGTGGGTGCTCTTGTGAATAAATCAAGTCATCCAGTTTATGTTTCTGGTGTTGCGACTGTTCTTTCTGATGGCGACTTTTTGGCGTGTAATGTTCGCGTTATACGTCAAAAAGCTGGTCAGGCTATTAGCGCGAATGATATTCTTGGCTTTACACAAGTATTAACAGGTTTAACTGCGAGGGCGATAACCGTTCCATTTACTGGGCTTTTACAACCAAATGACAGTATTATCATGACTTTCAGTGATGCTCAGACCCCTGCTGTAAATTTTAATGCTAAATTAATCGGTTTAAGGGCTACCCAGACTTATGGCGCATTGAACTCCATTCAGGCTGACTACATTCCCGCTTAATTTTTAAATAATTATATTTATTAATATTATTATGAGTCTTCCTCCCTCTGCTCTTTATTCTCCCTCTGGTGTATCATATAATTGCTTTGATACTTGCCTTTACTCAGTGGTTGGTGCATTACCGGCTAATGCGCCTACTCCTGCTAATGCTATTTTACCGTTTGATAGTGGCGCAGGACAGACCGCATCAAATTTTTTCGTTAATTTTGGAAAAGACGTTGGTCTTAAACCAAATCGCAAAGTTCCAGTTCAGAATACTGAACCATTAGTCGGGTCTATTGTTAATACTAAATCACAACCAGTCTTTTTTTCTGGAAATGCTGGTGTTTATGTAGTTGGTGGCGCCTTCGATGCTGGTGAATTTTTGGTAAAATATCATCCAGCAGGAATAGATGTAGGAAATGCGATAATAATTGGAACAGTTTATACAATAGCGTCTGAACCCCTTGTTAATATACCGTTTAGTGTAGTATTGAATGCTGGTGATTCAATTTTTTGTGAATGTGTAATCCAACAAACTCAGACCTGTGGCGTTAAATTGGACAATGTAAGGGCTACTACTGTCTATGGCGCCTTTGGAACTATTGATGCCGGATATATCCCAGCATAAATTCATAATGTAAATTTAAATTTTAAAATTACATTTCAACTGGCTCATTTTCAACAGGAACAATAACCACATCCGCATTTTCCGGCTGTTCATTGCTTCGTATTGGGGGCGTTCGTGGTGGTTGTTCGATTAAATCACATATACGAATTGGGCTTAATCCATTCAGAATATTTGGAAGCTTTACATGACCCTTATACTTAGCAAATTTTACCGCATATTCTTGAATGACCTTCTTATCTATCATTGGCGCAATTTCCGCAAGGTTCTTTAAATCACGCTTTATTATTTGTAGCGCGTCATTGGGGTGCATCCTACCATGTTCCCTACTTAGCGCAAGTTCCAGAGCAATACTTTTATTTATCTGAGAATATTGAAGGCTTACGAGTTTATGCGTGGATGCTCTGGCTTGTAATGAAAAATATGAATCTACGCTTTTTGCTACCCCGATAAGTATAGAAACGCAACCCAGAAGGATATTCATTTTATCCCAGCCTACATCCAGCGCGGTTGTGAATCCCACAATGGAACTAAGCACAATAATAGGAACATTAATGAAATTCGAGCGCCTTTGGTAAATTTCAAAACTCTCTCTGTGAAGTATAGACAAGCATTCGGCTTCTTCCCCTGCGTCTCTAAGTATCTTTTCGAGGTCATCAGTGTATTCAGTAATATCCATATTAAAATAAGAATAGAAATTTTATAAATAAATTTGTGAATCTTACGCCGGATAAATTCTAAATATTCCATAAAGTAGGATAGAAAATAATTCTGGGTAAGGCGGGTAAGGTAGGTAAGGTAGGTAAGGTTAAAAAAACAAATTTTTGAAAAATTCATTTCGTGGGAAGACTTTGTTTTTTAACCTTACCTTACCTTACCTACCTTACCCGCCCCGCTTATCTTATATAAGATATATATAATATGTAAATAATGAGTGAAAAATTTTCTCAATCTTCTTTTATATCGTATATTTTACATAATAAACACAAAAAACCTAAAAAACCTATATATAATGGTAAAAATTTTAAAATTTTTACTATATTATTTAGATTTCGTTAAATATTCTTATTATTTTATACTATAATAAGAATTATTCTTTTTTATATATATATAAGATTAAGGATTAGGACACTCATTTACGAACATTATGACATTTCCAGCGTTTGCGGTTATTGTGTATTGGTTTGCGTTTGGTCCGCCTACCCAGTTTTGATTAAAAGCGCTATTTGAGTAGAATTTCATGGCTAATTTATCGGTTGGTTTCATCATTGTCGTATAACTCAATGTTGCACTATAATTTCCAACATATACTAAGCAACCACTTGCACAAGCTTGTGTGGATGATTGCTTTATGACATTATTTGTATCGAGAGTTTGAAAATTAAATACTAAACCTGTGTGAGTGTATAAGTTCAAATATGGTGGATTTACACCACCAGCTGGGTCTCCTCCATTCAGTGGAGCCACACTTGTGAATTCTTCGGTCCCCCCCCCTGCGGTCAGAGTTGTAGCAAATGATACAGGAACAGTAAAAGTAAGAGCTATGTCAGATGTTCCGCCCCATATAATTTCACCAGCATTTACACTAAATCCCGAACCAATACCAGATGAGCTAACAAGCGAAGCAAATGGAAATGAAATAATTGGACCTGTTGTTTCAGCGAGGTCATTTGTTGTTGTTGCTTGTGAAACGTTAAAAACTGCGATTCCATTAGTATTTAATGCGCCTAATGATACATTTGGGTTTTGCGCCGTTCCTCCAATAGTTATTGGGGCGGTTCCAGATACAGATAAAACACCAACAGCGCTTTGGGGAATGAGTGGGGGAAAAATTTGTTTTGTTCCGGCGTCTATAATATTCGAGATACTCATAATATTATATATAGAAAATAAAAATAATTCAATTTTTAAATCCTGAACCTTACCGCCATATAACCAGATGCCCCTGATTGCGCAGAACCTGTGCTTATCGCACCTGCTCCACCAGAGCCAGTATTCGCAGATGGGGCGGTTGGAACAGTTCCACTATTACCACCAGCACAACCACCTACGCCGAATGTTTGAGAACTTCCTGTAAATGTTGTAGTAATACCAACACCACCTCCACCTTGATTTGTTGCCGAAGGAGGGGTCGTTGAAGTTCTTTGAGAACCATTACCACCAGCACCCCCTCCGCCTCCATTATTGCCTGACCCATTTGAAGACCCACCAGCACTACCATAAATACCAATTGAACTAACTGCCGGATTTCCACCATATCCACCTCTATAAGATGCCCCACCAGAATTATACCCTTTTTGACCCCCACCCCAACTTGAACCACCACAAACACCCCCTAATGCTTCATATTTTAGTGTTCCTGCCGAACCTACGGGTTGTAAATTAAAACCACTTGAACCGCCAAAATTAATAGCACCTCCTACGCTTTCTGCTCCACCAGCACCAACATTTACATCATAAGTTCCTACTGGTAAATACATAGTTTCTACTATCACTTGACCCGCACCTCCTCCGCCTCCTCCTTCGCCTCCGTATCCTACTCCGCTTCCTCCTCCGCCTCCTCCGCCGACCATTAAAATATCAAAAAGACCTGCGACCGAAACGGTAAAAGTTCGTGTGCCTGTTATTGCCGTCCAACCGAGAAGAGTATATTGGTTTGTATCTGTAATTGTGGAGGAAGTTCCCCCTATTTGCGTTGCTATGCCGTATCCGTTCATTCCTGTTGCTGTTATATATATTGGATATAAAAAAAATTTTATTTCTGTA